TGCTGTTAGAATGAAAACTAAAGGCGGTGGCGAGTACTATATAGATGGTGTTAGCCAAGCAGATTTCGATAGATGGATGAGGGCTATCAGTAAGGGAAAGCACTGGTGGTCTGACATAAAGTACTTTTATTAATCAAGGAGAGTAACAAGTGGCAAAAGTCAAGCAAACGTCAGAAAAAGGACCCTGGGAAACTAGAGCAAAATATAAGAAGACTGGTCAGGGCAACAGTCGTAGAACATCTAAACTAATGATGAATAAGTCGAAGCGCAGAAGTTTCAAACGATATAGAGGGCAAGGTAGGTAAATACTAGTATGAAAATAAGAGAAATATTAGAAGATCAGTCACCAGTAGCGCCTTTAAATAGACCGTTACCGGATGTGCCTACCGATGCAGACCTGGGGCAATTAGGTCCTGATGCAGAAGTAATAATGGCTATTACACAAGATCCCGGCACAAGGGCAATGATAAAAGCATTGGCTTCTAAAATCTCTAAAAAAGAACAGGCTTCAGACTCAAAGACATATAGAGATGCACCTTACTTACAGTTAGTAACCAGTATGGGACAGCATCCCGAGTTTGCAGATGAATACAGACGCATAGGTAATATGGCCATGCGTAAACAACAGCAACAACAAGCCGCCCAGCAAGCCGCACAACAGCAACGTCCTGGTAGCAGTTCATCCACAACAAAGCCAACTGGCACAATCGCACCACAATAATACTTGCAATTTATTTGCATTTCAATTATAATGTATTTTTCAAGAAAGGACGACAATGAAAGTCTATTCAACCGAGCAAAAAGCAAAACTTAACCAAGTTATTAATGAAGGCATACAGGTCATGCGTGAAGTAGAAGACCTTAATGCTGGTTTGAATGATACTGTAAAAGCAGTTGCAGAATCAATGGATATCAAACCTAGTGTACTTAAAAAAGCAATCAGAATCGCTCACAAATCTAAACTTGGTGAAGTCAATCAAGACCACGAAGAAACCGTACATATCCTAGAGACTGTTGGTAAGACACTTTGAAGTCGCTAAAACGATACTTCTTAGACAGTTACCGAGCAGACCCAAAAGCATTTTACTTAGAACTTACTAGTTTTATCTTTACAGTAGGTGCTAGTATGTGGCTGGCTATGCATGCAGACGCACCAGATATGACTGTTATATATCCTGGGTTCTTTGTAGGAAGTATTGCCGCAGTATTAGCATATCACAGGAGACGGCTAATCTGGCCTTTACTATTGACTACCTACTTTGCATGTGTTAACATATTCGGATATGGAGTAGCAACAGGATGGTGGTAAGATGAGTTACGTAGACGCATTACATGACAGGGACACAGACAGAATTCACGTCGTAGAACGTGTTAACGGCGAGAGGATCTACAACGAGTTTCCTGCCAACTACGTATTCTATTATGATGATCCCAAAGGCAAACATAGAACTATCTATGGCACTCCTGTAAGCAGATTCAGCACACGCAACGGCAAAGAGTTCCACAAGGAACAAAAGATACAGGGATCAACAAGACGTCTATGGGAATCTGATGTTAACGTAGTATACAGATGCCTAGAAGAAAACTATTTAGGCACAGATGCTCCTAAACTACAGACATGCTTTTTCGATATTGAGGTTGACTTTGATCCACAAAAAGGATTCAGTCCGCCAGAAGATCCCTTCAATAAAATTACTGCTATTACTGTTTACTTAGATTGGTTAGGTAAGTTAATTACACTTGCTATACCCCCCAAGGGTATGAGTTGGGAGGAAGCACAAGCGGTTGCAGAACAGTTTGAAGACACATTCATGTTTACAGACGAACGTGAGATGTTAGACCAGTTTTTAAACTTAATTGATGACGCAGACATCCTAAGTGGTTGGAACAGTGAAGGATATGATATTCCCTATACAGTACTGCGTATTAACAGAGTACTAAGCAAGGACGACACAAGGCGTTTTTGTTTGTGGGGGCAGTATCCCAAGAAGCGTACATTTGAACGTTTTGGTGCGGAGCAAGTAACATTTGATCTTATTGGTAGAGTACATATGGATTATATGCAACTCTATCGCAAGTACACATACGAAGAACGTCATAGTTATTCCCTAGATGCTATCGGTGAACATGAACTAGGTGAACGTAAAACAGCCTATGAAGGCACACTGGATCAGTTATACAACCAGGACTTTAAAACATTTATTGAGTATAACAGACAGGATACAGCACTACTACACAAACTAGATCAAAAACTAAGGTTCCTGGATCTAGCAAATGAACTCGCACACGACAACACAGTATTGTTGCCAACAACAATGGGTGCTGTGGCTGTTACAGAACAAGCAATTATTAACGAAGCACACCAACTTGATATGGTTGTGCCTAATAGGAACAGAGACGAACAAGGTGAAACACAAGCGGCAGGTGCTTACGTTGCACATCCTAAAAAGGGTATGCATGACTGGGTAGGTGCTATTGATATTAACTCACTGTATCCTAGTGCTATTCGTGCATTAAACATGGGACCAGAAACTATTGTAGGACAACTACGTCCTATTATGACTGACAGTTATTTGGCAGAGAAGCGCAAATCAGGTAAGAGCTTTACAGACAGCTGGGACGGCTTATTTGCTACTCTAGAGTATACTGCTGTCATGGAAATGCAAGCAGGCACAGAGATAACTGTAGACTGGGAGAATGGTGAAAGCACAGTACACACAGGTGCTGAATTATGGAAGATGATATTCGACAGCAACACAAGTTGGATATTGAGTGCTAACGGCACTATCTTTACATATGAAAAGAAAGGTATTATTCCAGGACTACTAGAACGCTGGTATGCAGAACGTAAAGAACTACAGGCTAAAAAGAAAGAAGCAACTGACAAAGAGGACATTGCGTTCTGGGACAAACGACAGTTGGTCAAGAAGATTAACTTGAACAGTTTGTATGGTGCTATTCTTAATCCAGGGTGTAGATTCTTTGACAAACGTATTGGACAGTCAACTACACTAACTGGTAGAAGTATTGCAAAACACATGGACGCATACATAAATGAATGCGTTATGGGAGTTTACGATCACACAGGGGAAGCAATTATATATGGTGACACAGACTCTGCTTATTTTAGTATGTGGCCCGCTGTTAAGGCAGATGTAGAAGCAGGCAAACTAGAATGGAACAAAGACATTGTAGTACAACTCTACGACCAGATTGCAGAACAACTAAATGAAAGTTTCCCTAAGTTTATGTCTCGTGCGTTCCACTGTCCGCAACACATGGGTGCCTTAATACAAGGCGGCAGAGAGATTACTGCTACTAAAGGCCTGTATATCAAGAAGAAGCGTTATGCGGCTCTAATCTATGACTTAGAAGGATTTAGATTGGATACAGAAGGCAAGCCCGGAAAAGTAAAAGCAATGGGCTTAGACTTGAAGCGTAGTGATACTCCAGCAGTAGTACAAAACTTCCTAAGTGAAATATTATTAGCAACACTGACAGGCGCTGAAAAGGAACAAATATACGACATGGTGCGTGAGTTCAAATACGCATTTAGAGAGCGTCCTGCTTGGGAGAAAGGAACACCTAAGCGTGTTAATAACTTAACAAAGTACACCAATGAAGAAAAACGTTTGGGCAAAGCAAACATGCCGGGACACGTTCGTGCCGCAATGAACTGGAACAACCTCAGACGTATGCACGGCGACAACTACAGTCAGCAGATTGTAGATGGTATGAAAACGATTGTGTGCAAACTAAAGGATAATCCACTAGGTTTTACTAGTGTTGGTTATCCCACAGATGAACTACATATCCCACAATGGTTTAAGGACTTGCCCTTTGATGATGACTTGATGGAGTCTACCATTGTTGACCAGAAAGTAGAAAACTTGTTGGGTGTACTAGACTGGGACATCCCTGCACATACAGGAATAACCACCACTTTTGATAGTTTATTCGAATTTGAATAGAAGGCGTTGATAAATATGTTATATGCGCCTCAGTCAATTATTAAAGTATAAACTAGATCTTCAAAAGCAAAACAGCCAAAAGATTGAGCAAGACATTAATGACCATATAGGTCACATTAATCAGCTTGCTATGAATTCTGAACGCATGCTCGAAGCTGAGTTTTTTCAAAACTTAAACGCT